ACCTGATCCAACGTGTTCTTGAATGCCAGTAGCCCGGCAGTGCCAAGCTGGAACGCCATGTTCAACAGCACCCCCTGGCGCGCATCGTCCAGTGCGCCAAACCACGGCAGCGCTGCAAGCAACGCGCGCGCTCGGTCCTTGATGTCGTTGGCCAGCAGGTACTCGATCTCATCGGGGCGCAAACCGCCGCCCTTGCGCGCGTCGATCAACCGGCCGACGCCGATGGTCCAGAACCCAAGATGGTCTTGGTAGGCGCTGGGCTTAATGCCCTCATCGCGACGTAATTGTTGGGCGAGGTTCGCAACCATCTCAGCCGAAGCGAACGTGTTGAATCGCCCAGGTGATCGCACCCCCGAGGGTGCCGGCGATACCGCTCACCATCGCGATCGCGCGCCAACCACCCCGTGCCTCTGTCATGACATCCCGCACAGAATCCAGTGACCTGGCCAAGTGCTCAAGCGTATTAGCTAGGCGATCCAGGTCTCGCCGCTGCGCCGTAACCTCAGCGCGAAGCTGTCCGAATTCAATAGGGTCAATCATGATGTTGTCCACGTTCTCTATGCGCCTTTTGATCTGTTGAAGTTCCTCGCCCATCCTTCGCACGTCCTGGAGAAGAAGGTTTGAAGATGGGGGCTTTCCTTGAGCCATCAATGTTTGGTGGGGGGTTGGGGTTAGGCCGTGGTGGCAGAAACCGCAGAAGCAGTTGCACTAGCTGCGGAGACCAGCGTAGGCAGACATCACAGCTTCCTAACTCGCGCACGAAGCGTCCCACTTAATAAATCAAGCGTCCCTCCCGTTTCGTTTTGAAAACGAACACTGACAGTGTCGGTAGCACTCACCCACGCAGTGGCGGTTATTCCTTGCAAATCTCGGGAAAACGAAGCCTCGGCAAAATCTCCCAGGGCAGCGCCTGTAACTGTTATGGTTGTGGTCGCCCCCGCTGCGTCAATCAGTGAGGGTGGGTCGTAGGTTGCCGAACCCTCTAATAGCGACTCAGTTAGGCCGGAATACTCTGCAGTGATTGTGCCGCTGTTTGCGCGGAATTCGTTGGGGCCAAGCCGATTTTCGGCCAGTGTCACCGTGGTGGCTTGATAGCCTAAAGTTCTCGTCACGTTGGCTGGTGCGTAATGCGTGTTGGCGACGATTTCGCTACACCGCACAGCGCAAGATGCAATAACTACATCGGCGTCAATCACACATGCACTGGACCTTGCGGATCGGTAGCCAAACTTGTTGTTTCGAATAGTAACCTGATAAGATCGTGTATTGGCGTTGCCTCCCACCTTGATGTTGTAGGCGATATCCATACCCGACACGTCACCAAAGACGTTGCCCTCAATGCTGGCGTGGAAAGTCTCGTTGGTTTGCGAGTTGTAAAGCTCAATTTGTTCGTACTTACGAGTGGCGCTGAATGCTGTTATGGATGGGTCGAACGTGTTGTTGGTAATACGCAAGCCAGAACAACGCTCTGCGTAAATCCCTCGGTGCTGTACGTCCGTCATTGCATCGGCGCGAATCCAGTTAGCGTCGATGACGGCACCCTCAGTGAACATCAAGCGGATTGCTTGACCGCCAGCCCGGTTGTTCTTGATCTTACTGTCTTGCAAAACAAAGTTGAAGTCTTCATTCGACACAACAATGCCTGACCCAAAGGTTGTATTTGGGTACCCGGCCTCGGTCACGCCATCACCAGCGTCAATAAAATCGCAGCGAGTCAAAATCAGGTTGTCGCTTTGGTAAGACAGCAGTGCGTACTTGGTAACTCCGTCAACCACACAATCTTCAATTCGGCAATTCTGGGTCTTTCGCAAATAGAACCCATGCCCACAGTTAGTCACAACCAAGTTGCGGCACGTGATAGCCAGTGTGTCGTACATGACAACTGCAGCCGATGAAATGGTCGGAGAACCAGAATTTGTGCAAACATCCAGCCCTTTGAAACCGGTGATCCAAAGGCGCTCCAGCAGTGAGTTCTGAGGCGTAAACGTCCCTGAGCCGATGGCCGGGTCTATGAAGTTGATGGCATGGCCGTTGCCGCTTGCTCCGGTCAGTCCGTTACCGACCAGCTTCATGTCGCCAACATAGATGAACGCAGCGGAAGAAGCGACAGTTTGGAATAACGAAGCGCCAACAATTTCAGAGGTAATGGTTGTGTTTGACCGTCCAGTTCCCACAAGGTGAGTTCCGGAGTTCAACGTGATCGTGCTGGTAACTCGATAATTACCAGAGGGCAAAAACACGAAACCGCTTGTATTGATCGCGTTCTGAATAGCCGCTGTGTCATCCGTGATCCCATCCCCCACAGCACCAAAGTCTTTGACGCTCACAGACTCGCGCAGCTTCGCTTGCGCAGTCGTTGCAACGGCGCCCGTGCCGCCTGGCAAGTAGCTTACAGCCTCCGCGCCGATCGACTCGTTTATCGTGCGACCGGCGATAAACAGCACCTCATCGCCGAGGGTCAGGCCGCTGGTAAACGTAACCTCATCGACGTTGCTCTCGAGCAGGTCGACGCCACTTACCATGCGCAGCCCGTTGACATACACCGCCAGCGCATTCGCGCCGGGGTTGTAGAGCAGGTTGTTCAGTGCAAAGACGGTCTGCCCTGCAGTAGCCGTTTGCGATTCTGTGCTGAACGTTGACGAGACTTGAGTGGCTGCGGAACCGTAGCGCACAAGAATCTCAGCGCCAGCGGTGGGGGCCACAGTGAACGTGAGCGTGGCGCCAGACAGGCTGAAGTCGACGATGGGGACGTAGGTCTGCCCGTCGACTGAAACGTCACAGTTACCTAGCGCTCCCGGCGAACGTTGGAGAACGAACACTGTTTGCGTGCCATTGCCAGCGAACGTATCGGCTACCCAGTCAGCGTAAACCACACCGCTAAACAGCGCGGGGATGTCGTAATTTTGCAGCCCCGTGCCGTTGATGTCCCAGCCCAGGATCTTCTGTGCTTCAGGCACAGGCAGCGTACCGTCGGCATCCGACGTCACAGGCACCCGCACCGCGCGGTCTGACTCCTCGCTCAGCTGCTGGATCTGCATGACCACACGGTCGAGCTCGTTCTCCAGCGCCAACGGGGAGAAGTTGCCACCGCTGGGCAAGTCAAGAGGCTGGTCGTAATCAATGTCGCCAACGATCGAGAGCTTGCTGCCGACAGCCAACGGCGTGCCGCTGATCGGATAGGTGACCGTGCCGCCGGGGCTGGTGTCCTGGTTGGGGTTCAGCGTGACGGAGTAGTCGGTGCCAAGCACCAGTGGCGTCTCGGTGCCAGCGCTATTGGCAATCGTGACGGCGATGTCGGCCGCGGCGAATACTTTGAAGGTAAATGGCCAGGCGGTCTGTGCGCCTGTGCCAAGCAAAGGCCCGGCCTTGCGAGCTGTAGAAGGGATCGTCATGCACGCGGCTCCTGCGAATTACCTCATGGTAGGTTGCAAGAGCCGCGACACGGACACTCTACTTACTGGTGGGGCTGGGCGTCCCAGTGATCAGGCCGCGTGCCATGTCGACGGCGCTGGTTGGCTCGATTTTGCCCTGCTCCACCCCGGCCAAGTAACCCAGCGGTCTGGCGATTGCCACCGCTGGCAGCCCGGTGGCAATGCTCACGGCGCTCGCCACATCGCGCACGGCGTTGCGCATGTTGAGCTTCTCCGGGTCAGTGATCGCCCTGTAGACATCGACAGGCACACCGACTGCGGACTCCAGCAAACTCACTGCTGGTGACAGGCTCATCTTGTCGTCGGCCGGGTTGCTGTTGAATCGCGCGATACCAGCGTTGGCAAGTTGGCCAACAAACGGGACCATGGCCAGCGAGCCCTTGATGGTGCCCATGCCGAACACCGCGGCCAGCCAGTCGTCGAGGTAGCCGTCGTCATCCTTGTCCTCTGGGCCACCGCGCATTGCATGTGCAATTGCCTCAGCCACCCAGATCGGTACCAGGAATCCAAGAGTCACCACGCCTAGGGCTTTGCCTGCGCCCTTCTTTAGGCCCTCCTCCTGGGCGATCTGTTTGAGCGCTGTCGCGTTGGTGTTGGCCATCATGTTGAAGTAGCCGATGAACTGGGTGAACACCCGGGCGTAGGCTGGGCCGGTCTCGATGCGGCTGACATCCTCCGGCAGCGTCGAGCCTTGCGTGGTTCGGATCACACCGTCGGCCTGGCGCACGGCGTCCTTTTCGCTTTGCCCCTCCGCCAGGGCGTCGTTGTAGGCCGCCGTCCAGATGATCGGCTCCATGGTGTTGGCCATGGCGGTCTGCAGGAAATAGGCGTGCTTCTGAGTCCAGGCCTGCGCCTTTTGGTAGAGGTTGGGATCCAGCAGGATCTGGTCCATGGCGTCGTTGATTGCGGAGATTTCGTTCTCCATGCGATTGGCCATGAACGCGCTCGCATCGCTCACCGCCCTGGCGGTCTGCTTTGGGCTGGCAATAAACTGTGCAGTCGCGCGCATCATGCTGGCTGGTTTCACTTTGAGCGCGGCCAGGCTGAACCCGGTCAGCTGCTGCAAAGTGTTGCTGACGTTCGCAAACATCAGCGCCATGCCCGCACGCGAGCGAGCGGCGGAGAGCACACGGGAGATACCACCATCACCCACGATCGGGGTCTCGACGATCTGGCGCGCGCTGCGGTTGAGCCAGGGGGTAAGCATGCCGGCGTAGATCGTTGGGTCGATACGTCCGAGCGAGTAGCTCACACCCTTGCGGGAAAGCAGCTTGTTCACGTCGCGAACTGCCGGCTCCATGTGCGAGAACAGTAGCACCTTGTCGATGTGCTGGCCGATCGTGCGCAGGTCCAACATCAGTGGCCGGTTGTACTCGACCCGGCCCTTGGTGAACCCTTTGTTGGTGCCGGGGAACGAGAACGCCATGTTCTCGTTCTCGGTCGTGGCCAGGTCCCGCAGCGCGGCATCCTGGACAATGCGTGGGTCCGCCTGGGCAGGGACGTAGCCGCCGGCGTAGGTGCCGAACGGGGTGGTGAACGATTCGGCTGTGACCTCGGCAAAGTAGCGGCCGAACACGTCGCGGTGGGTCTTTTGCGCCAGGGGCTTCGTCTGCTCGAGCAGGTTCCACACACCCTGAGCAAAGTCGTAATGCGCCTTGTTCAGCACTCCGGTGTCGTGCATGCGCTTGATGAAGGCGTCCCATTTGCTCGTGTCCATCGTGCCGTCGGCGTTCTCTGTTGCCCAGCCACGGCCCAGCAGAAGCTTGCGCTTGTTGGACTCGTTGCCCGTGTGCAGGATCGCGTGCAGCAGCTCGGCGTGACCGATGCCGTTGTGTCCCTTGCCGAAGGTGTAGCCGAGCTCAGTGGCCACAATATGACCCTTGACCAGGGAAGGTGCCACGGTGTCGATCAGCGCCTGGTAGGCCTTGCGGTAATTCACGCGGTCGGCGCGGTAGCGGTCGGCGGCTTCCTTCACCGGCTGGAACACCAGGCGGGTGAACTCCTTGCCCATGCCGTCGGCCCACTGCTCCACCCGTCGCAGGATCGAGCCGGCGAACTGCAGCTTGCGGGCGAGCTCTTCCCGAGGTGTAAGCGCCCCGCTCTCGCCGGGCATTTCAGTGGGTACCCCGAGCACCTGCATGCGCCCCTGGAGCTCGTCCTCGGCCTCCTGTATGTCGATCAGGTTGCCATCGACCTCCATCTGCCGTGAGCGCTTGGCTAGGTGCCACATGCTCTGAATCTCTTCGTTCAACGCCCGCAGCTCGTCCATGGTCAGCGCCTCTAGGGGCTGCGCCAGGTTAAGCGCGCCTTGCACGGAGGGCTGCAGTGCGGCGTACATGGCGGGATCGTTCTTCTCTACCAGGGCCAGGTACTCGAGCGCAGTCTTGGAGCCCTTCGGCGCGACGCCGTAGGCGCCGAGAATGGCACGCGCGGCGTTGACGACGTCGGGGTCCCTGCCCTTTTCGACGGTCTTCTCGTTGCCGTCCTTGTAGACGCGTTTGAAGAACTCGAGGATCTTGCGCATCTCGGCCTGAGCTTCCAGCGCAGCCTTGGCGGCGGCGTTGTTAAGCATCTGGTCCTGCTTGGCCTTGACGGCGTCGGCGGTCTCACCCTTGGTGGTGTGGTCCTGCCAGCGCTTGCCTGCCCGACGTTCGGCGGCGGTGTGTTGCCTGGCCTTGGACTGGAGATCCTTGATCGGGGTCCGGCCGACTACGTTGGCGGCGAACTGCTTGGCCGCCTCGAGCAGAGCGTTGACGGTGATCTTGCTGCCGGCGGCGTTGGTCTGCCCGGTGTCAGTGCGAGCGTTCAGCATCTCGGCCTGGGACTTGAGCTCAGTGGCCAGGCTGCGTGCGCGGGCCTCGTTGTGCACCGCTTCATTGGCAGCCTGCTCGATGGCGCGCTGGTCGATCAGGTCGCCGTGCTCCTCAAGCATGCGCTGATCGGTCATGCCGGCGATGACGTCGGACTTCTTGCCGATCGCGTCGATCGCCTGCAGCATGGTCTCGGCGTCAGGGTACCCGAACGAATCTGCCACCACGGCCAGGTCGGCGTCGGTTGCGTTTTGTGCCTTGGTTGGCTTGGGGTTCTGTGCCTCCCATTCCAGGGCCTTGGCCTCTGCCTGGTTGGCCATCAGGCGCTTGTTCTTGGCCAGCAGCTGGCCCTTCTTCAACCCCTTGACGTCAGGATTGGCGGCCAGCAAGTCTGCCTTGATCTGCTCTGCAGCGGCGGTCAGCGCTGCGGCGCGCTGTTCTTTCCAGGCGTTGAGCGCGACGGTGTAGTCCGGCGTGACTTGCAATGCGTCCAGCGCGGCCTTCGCCTGGAACTCAGGCATTGCGTTCACCTCGGCGGTGACCTGCTCCTCGACGCCCTTGCGCAGCTCCTTGGCCTGGTCCTGCAGTCTCTTGATCTCTTTGTTGCGGGCGTTGACCGCCCACTTTAGATCCCGCAGCGAGCGCGCGGTCAGCTTCTCCACCGCCTCGGCATCGGCATCCGGATCAGGCAGCAAGCCTGCGACCTCGTTGGCCTGGGCGATCTGCTCCTCGCTTGCCAGCATGCGGTCGTAGAACTGCACCATCTCAGGCGGGAGCTTCTTATCGACGTCAGGGTTGGCTGCCAGGAACGCCTTCAGCGAACGGTAGGCGTTGAGCATGTAGAGCTTGAACTTGCGGAACAGGGGTTGCAGCTCAACGCTTGGCGCCTTGCCCGTGATCAGGTAATGCTCGTAGTTCTCGGCCATCGCCTCGTGGTGGGGGCGCTTCTGGTCGAGGGTCATCATGTTCCAGGTGGCCAGGTCAGTGATGCCCTGCCACTTCAGGAAGCGGTCGACTTGGTCGACGATGCCCTGCGGAGCGTTTGGCTCGCTGGCAATCTTGGTGATGATCTCGAGGTACGCGTGCGCCATCTCGTGGTGCACGGTCGACATGTTCGAGTTCTCGTTAAGGGCGAGCTCAAACG